AGTCGTTACACCTTCAGCGCCCTTTTAACTGCGCCGCTTGGCTCGGTGTTGGCATCTCAGCTTTTCACCGAATTCACGAAGTTTTATAACGTCTAATGTTAAACGTTGTCGGCCAGCTCACCAGAACGACTTTGAATGTTGGTCGCAATGATGTCGCTGATCGAGCTATTGGCAAAAGCCATAATAAAGCTCCTTAGAAAATTATCAGAGTCGGTCGCTTATGTTGTCGAATTGTTCGGCAAGTAAGGACCGGCGATCTTGCGCTTTGGTATTCGTAACAGTTCCGGGTGTAGAACCTTTAACGCTCACCGCTGCCGCCCTTGCCCGCTTCGCCGCAGTGTTAGCTGCTGCACGTTTCGTTGCATCCGCTTCGGCTTGTCGGCCACTTTGGACAGCATCAAAAAGTTCGGGACTAAGGCGTATTGCTTTTTCGTAAGCATCATCGAGATCCGTAGCCATGCCGCTTTGTAGAAGCTGGATCATGGCTGGGCGTGCTTCCTCGAAGTGTTCGGCCCTCTGGCTGAAATTGTTGATTTCGCCGAGTAAGGCTTGATTCTGCTGTTGCTCTTGCTGCTGTTTCCATCCCATCACTTCGCCGCGAACGTTGTTCAGTTCGTTTTGAAGTGCATAGATTGTCGGATCAACGGCCTGTTGTGGCAGGTCGTTACCCATTTCGTTTAAATTTACACCGTAAGATTGCGCCAGTCTAGCGAAATATTGACGTTTCTCTTGCGGCGTGCTATAGCGCAGCGCGTGATCGGCCTCCATCAGTGCCTTAACCGCTTTCGGCGCGTCAATGCCCAAGCCCTGGATGGTGTTCATGTAGGGGTTCAAAACCTCCTGCATTTGGTCGGCAAACTGGGCTTTGCTAATCAGCGGTTCGACGCCGGCCTTCATCTCGCTTTCGCGCTGCCAGGCGTATTGTTTTAGTTTGTCGTCTGCCAAATTCCAAGTCTCGTGATAGTCTTTCTTCCAGCTTGCCGGTGGGCGGCGCCAGACCGGATCTTCCTCGGTCGTTTCCTCAGCCGGCGCGGCTTTTGCAAACTTGCCGACCTCATCCCGCGGCTTTTCGGTCGGTTGCGCTCTTTCGGGTTCGGGCGCTGCGGCCTCAACCTCATCAAACTGCGCTGAAAGCATCTCGCGGCGTGCGTCTGCGTTTTCGACTGGCACTATCTCGTTCAGGTCTGACATTTGCTTCTCCCTGTGGGGGTTGGTTTAACGACGGGTAAAACGTAAATCATCTCGCGCTTTGGCGAGCATTTTATTAGCCTGGTCGTGCGTCATATTGGCAAGTTGCGCCCGCAAGATTTCGCGCCGGTTGTCTTTTGGAGGTGCGACTTTGGTTTCCATGCTCTCGTTGCCGATCTCAATGCAGTTATGCGCCCGCAGGTGCTCGCGGTGCTGACTGCGACTGGTGATCATGCTGCCATCTGCCATCGACTGATACGGCTGAATGTCGGGCATCACGATTGGCGCCAGCGGATCTGCGTAGTAATCAACCTTCTCGACCAGCTCGCCATTGATTTGCACGTATTGTTTTCTCATAACAGTGTCAGAACGTCCTCGTCGTCAAGTTCAAGGTGTGTATCCCAGATCCGCTGCACGCGGTCCAGATCGGCAAACAGCGCGTCGTAATTGATTGTCGGGGGCGCCGACTTTGCCTTTGGTCGCGTGACAACATAAGGTGCTGCGATTTCCTCGGCGATCTCTGGCCGGCCTTCAACGATGCGCTCGAAAGCATCAAGGATTGCCTGTTTTTTCTTTTCTCTGAGCTTGCGCTCGCGTTTGAGCTGCTCTTTAAATCGTCGGCCGTCGTGCGTGTCGTCAATGATGACAATGGGCGGCGGTGCGCTCGGCGTAACAGTGCCGACTGATCCGGTTGCGTCATTGCCAGACAGCGAAATTGTGATGACCAGGCCAACAGTGCCCGCGGCGCCGGTTGCTTCGGTGCCTGTAACCGGCACCGTTGTAGCTTCGCCCTCGCTGCCAACCTGACCCGTTGCCTGCACGCCGGATAGCGCGATGGTGACGGTCGCGCCGACTGTGCCGACGGCCGTCGTGGCGCCGGTTCCGGTAATCGGAATGGTCGCGGCGGCCGTAACGGTACCGGCTGTGCCGGTTGCGGCGTTCCCCGTAAGTGGAACAGTTGCGGCAACGCCGACACTACCCGGCGATCCTGTAGAAGAATTGCCGGTGACGGGCAGGGAATCCCATAGTGCAGCATCCCAGGTGCCGGTATCCCATGCGCCCTGTGCCATGAATTAGGCAATGCGGATAAGTGCGTTGCTGGCGTCATTGGTCGGCATGGATAGCACGAAAGTTCCCGCGGTGATCGTTTGGGCGCCGAAAGTATGCACGCTGATCGCCTTGTTGGATTGGGTGCTGTTGTAGACGAGCACGCAATCAAACGAAGTGGTGAGCGTGACGGTCGTGTAGGTAAAACTCGCGCTCGGCGTCCAATAGGCTGTGGTTCCGCTTGAGGTGGGCGCTGTGGCGTTTGTTGCCGTGACCCCACCGGCACTATAGCCAGTGCCTGAAACCTCGCCAGTGACGCTGTATGCAGTCGTAGCAGCGTTTACAGTAGCACTTGCCAGATACAGCGCGGCTTTGATCGTGTCTGCGCCCGTTCCTGCCCGAGTAACGGTCGTTCCCAGCGCGTGAATGCCGGAGAGAATCTCTGTTTTGAAACTGGTGCACATTGCTTGCGTATTAGCCATTTGGGAAACTCCCTGCCTCGGAAATAGAAATTGTCGGTTTTTTCAGTCTGACATGCGCGGATCTGTGCACCAGCTCGTCAGCAAGCCAATACTCTACCCATGTCGTGCTCTCGTTGTCGTTGTCGACAGATCCCTCTCGCTTTTCGAGCAGTGAATCGTCCATCTCGCCTTTGGTCGTGGTGACGATCATGCCGCGACCTCCACGCCGACTGCTTTGCCGTCAGGCCCGCGCACAATGCGTTTAGGTGCTGCTAAAGTTTGCATGACACCACCAATGCGGTTCATGGTTTCGCCATGCATGTTTGCCATGTTTTCGTGCATCTGCGCCATGTGATCAATGGCCATTTTCACGTTATCGCCCAGCTCGGCGCTAACCTTCTCGCTCGCCGCCTGTTGCGCTTCGATCAACGGTATATCCAGACCCGGGTTAGCACCGATCCTTGCCACCATGATTTTCGTCGCGGCCTCTAGCTCGGTGCGCTCGTGCGCCGCCTTCAGTTCGGCTGCTTTGAGCTGGCCCTCAAATTGCAGCTTTTGTTGTTCAAGCTGGGCGGAGTGTTGCATCTTCATCTGCTCGATCTGCATCTCGGCTTGCGCTTTCGCCTGGGCGGCTTGCGTGTCAGCCTGCATTTTGATCATCTCAGGGCTGGGCTGCGTCGTTTGCCCGGCGGATTGCTGTTGCTTCTGTTTCATTTGTTCAAGCGCCACATCAAGCACGCCCTCAATCGGTTTGGCTTGTTTAAAGCCACCGATGCCGAATTTGATCAGCTCAACCAACATCGGCACCATTTCGGGCGACTGCTGGCCAACAGGTAGTGCTTCTCGCATGAAACTACCGAATGCGGTCAGGAATTCCACGCGGTCGCGCTTGTTCTGTTGCTCGTCCAGCTGCACCAGGCTGTCGGCATCGACCTCGATGCGGAAGTTCCGCAGCGGATTGTCCTGCATCAGTTGCATTGCCTGCGGGATCATCTGCTGATCGGGCTGGCTCATCTGAGCAGCCGCGGCATAGGCCAGAATCGTCTGCGGTTGGAATTTGCTGCACATGACCTGCGCTTTTAACCGGATCAGCTCGCTGGCAAACAGCGCGACTTCTTCTTGCATCGAGCGCAGGCGCAGGCCGGCGTATTGGCCTTTGATCTGTTGCGCGGTTGCGGTTTCTGATGCTGCCGAGGCGCCGCGGATAATGTCGGAAATGCCGGTGATTTCGTAAATCTGCGCCTTGATCTCAGTGCGCGCCCGGTAGCAGTTCAGCAGCGCATTGGCCAGCTCGTCAATCGGAAGAATGTCAATAGCGCCTTTAAGCCCTCCTTTCTCGCTAAATTGCATCCATTTGTCGACGGGAATTAACGTGTTGTTGTCGCCCTCGGTCAGCAGGCGTTGCAGTGCTGGCTGGCTGGCGTCGTAAACGCCACGAATCCGCAGTGCTTTAACCAGTCCGTCAATGCGATCTGAAAGAATGTCCAGTTCGTTGGCCTGGTCTTGGTAGAGTACAAAGTCAGGCACCGGAATCAAGGTATCGCTAGTCGTGGTGCTGTAGAGCGGTTTGCTGCAAGGGAAAAAGCCCTCAAGCTCAAGCGGATCGTCGCGCTCGTCAATCAGCTCGTTATAGTTCTTGGTAAACCAGTAGACTTTGCCGGTTTCTTTATCCCACAGCTCGCAGATCTTTGCGCGAGTGCGCTCTTTGTTGCTCTGGCCATAGGTCTTGAGCGTTTCCGGTCCTGAATCTAACGGAATCTTTTTTGACATCTTTTCGCCGAATCGCTCGGTGAGTGCTTCCCGAGTCATGTAGACCCAGCGCCAGACGCAGGTTACTTCCTCCCAAGTGCGTGCGACAGAGTGGCCAAAATCCTTCCAATGAACGTAGTCGGTGGGGGCGCATTCGTATTCGATTTCCTCTTGCGGCTCGGTTTCGCCGGCGGTGTAGTCCTGGTTCTCGGGATTCTCGGCGCCTTCGGGGGTTTGGCCTTCTGCTCGCTCATTTTCGATGTCCTCGGTGACCTGCAAACCATCTTCGGGTGTGTCAAGTGTGCGAACGTGCGGCTCATAGCGCACCCAAGCAGTGCCGCGGCCACCGAGGAACCGGTCCTCAACTGCGTAACGCATCGTGGCTCTGAAGTCAGGGTAATGCTCGATCTCGTAATCCAGCGCACGCTCGATCAGCTCAGACGCCACGCGGCCCACAGGATCGTTATCACCGAACCGGCGCTCGGCCACCGCTTTCGGCAGCTTGGCGTAAACGGCAGGGATCAACGTCTGCACGTTGGACCATAGAATATTGAATTTTGCGGTTTCGTTGGTATGCTGGCTGCGGTTGTCGTCACGATAGCGTTTGACGATCTTCTCTGCACGCGCTTCCCACTTCTTGAATTCGTTATCATACTGACTGACGATATTCAGGTATTTCTGCACGCCGGTTGCGGTGGCTTCCATTTATTCGCGTCCTATGATGTTCATGTCGGCGGGGTCAAACACAACGAAGTTGGAAGTGCCACCGCCAGCGGTGCGTGAACCGGCATCTAAGTATCTAATTCCGGTAATTCCACGTTCTTTTAATGTGTTAGAAATCATAGCAGGATCAACGCCTAAATCCCTTTGCAATGCATTATGCCAAGTTGATGCCAATGGATCAGCATCCATCCATTTTCTAAGATTAAAATCTGGTATTTCAGGGAATTTTGACTCAATACCGCTTAACGCTTTTTGCACTTCTGGCGTCTGTTGACTCAATGGCTTATCCCAATCCAACATTTTGGGTATCTGTTCGTCAGCAAGATCTACTTTGTAAAGTTGACCGCTTGGTTTTTGCATTGTTTTATCAAGACGACGTAAAATATTTATAGCTTCATCTGTTACCGTTCCGTCTGGGTTTGTTCCATTAATGACTTTTAATATGTCATTTTGAAAAGCAGAATCGTTTAAATATGGTTGTAAATTTGGATGTCGTTTCATTTCAAAATAAATGTCATCCAATTTAGCTCTGTTTTCGCCTGGCTTCCAGTATTGCCCTCCGCTTGTAGGACTCAATGCCGCCCTAACACTGTTTACGCTGTCTCTCGGATCAATTGCCAAAACATCTCGATAATGTTTTGCTAAATCTTTGGCCTCAGCCAAATAAGCAGCCCCAACACCGTAAGCCTGCGCCCCCTCGCCTGTGCCAATCTTTGATGCATCAAACTCACCCAGCGGATTATTTGCAGTTGGCGGGAATCTATGGGGGGTGCCGTGATAAACAATCTTGCCCAACATCGCAGGCCCAAAGTTCAGCGCGTTATCAATCCCCTGATTAATCATTTCCTGCTTGTTTTCAGGATTCATCTGCGAGAGCACGCCACGCGGCGGATTCTTTAACGCTTCTGCCCAGGCGGTCGGCGATACCAAATCGCTGACGTTCTTTTGCACGCCGCGGCCCCATTGGGCGGCAGCATCCAGCGCCCGACCAACCATGCTGTCGGGTTCAGGCGTCGGCAGCGCCATGCCTTGCTGATATCGCAGCGCGGCGGCTATGCGGTTGGCGTCGGCCATGATTAAGCCGTGAAGATGCCCACAGCCATAACCTCAACACCGGCCCCAGTCGTGACTTTCCACGCCCCGTTAGCCGACACAACATTTAATTCAATGTTGTATACGCCAATGCCACTACCAACGGCGTTAGGCAGCACGGTATGCGTGAGGATTCCTGCGCCCGTTCCGTCAACGATCTGGACTAATGATGTTGCTGCCGTAGACACCGTGCAAACTAACCGATGCAGGTAATCACCCACAGCGCCAGTACCGCCCAATACTTGGGCTGATGATGATGCTGCCACATGCTCATAAAAATACCGATACGGATTGTTGACGCCACTCATAATCTGCCACTCCTAGTTGTTTTCATTGTTGACCACATATCGTTGAGAGTTACTGTGTTCTCAGGTCCGACCATTAACGGTTTGATCCGGTCCGGCGGCTTGACGGTCGGCTCGGCTCGCCACGCAATCGCTAGCATTCGCATTGCGTCTGCCGGGTGCGAGCAGTTATGCACTATCGCCCCATTCGCTAAAGCAAATTCTTCTGCTTCCGGCACCGTCAAACACCAAACATCAGCCTGACTGTTTAGCTTTTTGACGTTCTCGATAACGAGCTGTTGCGGCTTTATCAGCGCCGCGAGCGCGATATGCAGCGACCTTGCAAGCAGATGTGCAATATTTTTGACTGGTTGCTTGCTTGCGAACCAAAGCCATAAACAAAACTCCGCAATGCAGACATGGATGCTCTGCGCGTGTTGTTTTTGTCCATGATTCTTGTCGTTCTGCGTGCCGCTTATGCCACAAACGCCCTTCTTCTGACTGGTGCCACGCAGTGGCCGCATCTCTGGCCGATTGCGTAAATGATCGTTTTGGCTGTTTATGCCAAGTTTCTGAAAGATGGATTTTTGCGGGGATACATTCAAGGTTGGCGATGCAGTTATTCTTTGGGTTGCTGTCCCTGTGGTGAATATGGCATCCATCGGGAATAGCGCCAAACGCGTTGCGCCAGGCATCGCGGTGCAGTTTTTTGCCGCCGCGTGATAGATATTTGTCACTAGGCCACAAACGGTATAAGCCGCCATCGAAATACTGCGTGATGGGGTCAAGGCTGATTGGATCAGCGTATTCGGCAAAAGGGATTCTGCGGATATCCACCCGTTCGCCGTTTTGAATAAATGATCCGGCGTGCATTTCACCGAATACCCGTTTGCGAACCGCACCTCCACAAGTGAGGCACCTTTCCTCGTCACACGCGGGTTGATGTATTGTTTCCAGCCACATGATGTTAGAACCTCACCAGAATAAGGAAGGTTCATTATCTGACACGTTCCGTAACGCGTCAATACACCAGTGTTGCCCGTAAAGCACCAATCATGCCGCGGTGTTTGCCGAAACGCCTTCTTGTCCTCGTCGTATTCTCGCTGATACTGGCGCAGCGCCTCGATGCCCTCGCTGCACCGGTCCTCGTCGAACCAGGTATAGGGCAACATCATACGCACCGCTTGAATGCCGTCCTGCACGCCCAGATCGGGCACGATCGCCATGTTGTTGATGCCCAAGTGTTCGGCCATCTGCTCGATCACGCTCTTACCAGATGCGGCCAGCGTCTTAGCGCGGGCGTCGTGCGGCAGGTAGTGCTTTCCGTAACGATAAGGCTTGCCGGTGACCACCGCGGCCAGCTCGGTGATGTTGGCGCCGCTGACTGCGTAATAGTCAATGACATGGATCTCGCCGCGGATGACCTGATAGAACCAGATCGCGGTGTCGTCGCGGTATCCCAGATCCCACGCGGTGTGCACAGGCACCTCAAGCTGGTACTCGACCCGGGTGATGCGGCCCGCCTCGGTCGCCTCGCGCATCTCAACGCCGTAGAACGCGCCGAGGATTGCGGCCTCGAAGCTGCACTCATATTCCTGATCAAACTGGTCTTTGCTCAGTTGCGATCGAGCAGCATCCAGCTCTGTTTCGGGCAGCAATCCCGACTTGCTGGCCGGCAGCTCAAGCAAAAACCAGTCGTCTTTTTGTTTTGCCGCGGTCTGCCGTATGTCGTAAAACTGATTCTTGCCTTTCGGCGTACCACCGAACACGCACCAGCCCTGTTTGTCACTGAGCGCCGGCCGGACCACGTTACCCCAAACTGACGGTTTGAAGTCGCCGAATTCATCCAGATAAACACCAGAGAACCCCAGCCCGCGCATGGCGTCGGCATTGTCAGCACCGAATAGCCGGATCTTGCTGTTGTTCAGCAGCGTGACCGTCAGCTCGGCCTCGTTGGCATCCTTGCTGATCGGCCTGCTATAGTGCTTCAAGTAATCCCAAACCACTGATTTAGCCTGGCTGCGATACGGCGCCACGTAACCATAAAGCGGCATCGAGTCCTTGCTGGTGAAAGCAGCGCGGATCATGTCGTTGATAGCGGCCACGGTCTTACCAGCTCGCCGGTGCGCGACCAGGCAAGCCCAGCGATGCGTGCGGTTGTGAAAAGGCATAAACGCCCGTCTTGGCGCGTATGGGATCTCGACTTTAACGATGTTCACTCGGCCAACCGCCAAGTGGCTTCGACAACCTGCGGCCCGCCATCAGGCCCGCTGACCTCGGACCGCGCCAGCTTGGGGACGTGATATTCAATTGCTCGCAAAAAAAGATCAAGTTTTTTGGCCGGATCTTCGATCTGCTCAAGCCATGTGCTCATTTCGCCCACATTCGCTGATGCAAACGTAGCAATAGCAGCGCGCACGTCTTGCGTCGTTTTGTTCGGCTTGCCTTGCCGACTACCGCCGCCAGTCTTTATGCCTTTTGCCATTGGTTTGTGTCGCTCTTTATCACTCTTTGCGATTAGAAATCCGCTTCATAGCCTCGGCCAGCTTCTTACCCTTGTCAGCTTGGTTAAAGTCTTTGGCCACAGAAACCGGCACGCCGACCCGTTTTGCAAACTTCGGATCGTGCGCGGCCGCGGCCATCATGCGAGCTTGAGCTGGTGAGCTGGAAGGCATTATTTCAACACCTTCAGCTTGTAAATTGTCGAATCAATCAGCTCGCACGCCTCATCAATAATGTTTTGCAGCTGCGTTTCGTCCGGCAGCACTTTGCGGATTGAATCCACAAAATCTTTGATTTGTTCCAGATATTTCAACGGTGACTTGGCGATATGAAAGTCGGCCGGATACGTTTCGATCACTGAATAGCAACCCTGAAACGCCTCGGCCCAGCGATCAACAATGTCGATCACGTTCTCGTAATATTTCTGAAGCGCCTTGTGCTCGCTGTAGCTTTTCGTCTGCAAGTGCATGAAATGGGCGTTCGTGCCCGAATGAAACAGGACACTGACAAACAGCGCGGCGTTCTTCTGATAGTCCACAAGCGCCCTTTCAGATAGGCAACGGCGACCGCCGGGTGAGCGCCCGCATCGCTCAAGTCGCCGTTTAGCGGGTAGGGATGCGCTTCACGGAGGAGATCAGCGCCCAGCCAGTTTAGTGCACAATAATTTCGCGTGCAAGCCAAAAATTCAGGATAAATCGACAATTCGCTGCACGTAGCGCCCTTTTACGTTCTTGCGCCAGCCGTGAACCTCGACCCGCACCCCAGCTTCCCGCACCCGGGCGATGGTTTCAGATGCCGTAACTTTGGCAACCCTGTTGGCCACGCCCTCACTGGTGACCTGGACCGCGAGCACCTCGCCGCGCCGGATGGCCAGCAGGTCGGCCCAGCCCCACAAATCTTTCCGCGTTCGGGTAAACGAATTCCATTTCTCGACCACTTCGACCAGGTAACCGAGTTCGCGGAGAGCTGCTAGACTGCGTTGGGTTGGTGTCATGGGTTATTCCTTTGTTTTAACAACCATTGGGTAACTTTGGTGCTTGATTCAGAATTATTGTGCCGGTCTGGATGACACAAACGAATCAAAAGTGGCAGCATTTCTTTTAATTCATTGCTGGCATTGTGTTTGGGCGGCGGCGGCCGATAAGAATTTTGATACCTGCTTTCTTCTGCGCGTTTCTTTTGTTTTATCCAACATTTCAAACAAATCTTTTTCCATTCTTCGTCTGCAAAAAAAACATTATGACATTGCCGGCAATTAATATAATTTTCCATGCTGTTATTGCGCCAATGTGCGCCATACCGCGCCAATGTGCGCTATCTTAAACATTGGCGCACTACAGCGCGGGCGGTGCGCCAATGCGCCGCACCGCGCTGGGGGGGTATGGGGGGAGGAGCGCAGCGCACTTTTTGCCCTCTTTGGCGCATTTATGTTAGTCCTCACTAACATATTAATTACCCTCCTTTTGGTCGTTTTCGTCTTGCATTGGCGCACTTCCGGCCACAAAAACCTCTCTCAATTTCCGGTCTTTGGTCTTAAATGTTGATCTATAAATGCTTCCTTCGGCCTGCATTTCGGCCAACAAATCCATTAAATCGGATGACGATTTAACGCTTTTGGGAAACCCTGACCGCTTGCTCAAAAGGTGCCAAAACGAGAAACCGCCGGTGT